ATGAAAACCTAGGAGAGCAAGAGTTTGTTTTAGCAACAACAAAATTTTTAGTGCCAAGAATGAGAGAAAAAGGATCGGGTTCAACCTCAGATTTTGAAGCACAGTTATTTGAGCAAGCTGCACCGTCTTTTGGTAAATCCACCGAAGGTAATTTAATACTTATGGGAACATGGTTGCAAACAGCAGAACGAGATGCCGAGCTTGTTGCTTTAAAGGAAGATTATATTTTAGGTAACAGTGGAAATGTTTTTGGTTTTGATAAGTATTTAGATCAGCTTGCACAAGAGGGCAAAGAGCCAAAAATATATGAAAGGTTTGGCAGCCCCAATGATGTTGTGACAGCTTTTGAAAACAAACAAATTAAAGACGGCGAGGTTATTATTATGAACGGTAAGCTCATTGTCTTTAGGAAAGACGACATTATTTAATCATGGCTGAATACATACCAGGAATCAGCAAACAAAAAAGTTCTGATGTCGGCGGAGTCAGAGATTATGCTCGCGCTACATTGGGCCAAGGATTAATGTTCGGTTTTGGTGATGAGGCAGAGGCATTTGTCAAGTCATTAGTCGGTGATAGAGAATACGATGAGATCGTGCAAGAGGTCAGGGCTGACATAAACAGATTCAGAGAAGAACAGCCTGTCGCAGCTTATGGTGCTGAAATTGGTGGCGCAATACTTCCAGCCGTTTTATCGGGCGGCACAACACTTGCGGCAAGAGGCGGTTTAGCTGGCGCACAAACGGCAGCAAAAACAATTAAACCCATAACCAGCGCAATAAAATCTAACCCCATAAAATCAGGAGCAACACAAGGCGCATTATATGGTGCTGGCACAAGCGAGGGCGGTGTTGTTGATAGGCTGCCCGGCGCTGCCATTGGCGGCACTTTGGGGGGTGGGGTTACTGGTGTTGCGCAAAAGGTTTTGCCAAGAGTAACACCAAGCGCAAGAAAATTATTAGAAGAAGATGTGCCATTAACGCCAGGACAATCAATGGGCGGAAAAGAAGGCGGAATCATTGGCGGTGGAATTAAAATTGGAGAGGAGGCTTTGTCAAGCGTTCCTGGAACGGGAGTAAACACAGCACTAAGAAAGGGTCAAGAGGCATTTAACAGGCAAGGATTCAAAAAAGCTATAGAAGGAATCAAGGGAATTAAAGTAGATGACCGACTCCCTGTAAACCAGCTATATAAAAGCCTACAACGACAACTAAGCAAAAAATATGATGAGGTTGTGCCAAACTTAAAAATTCCCAACGTGCAAGCTACAAGAAAAAAGGCTTTAAATATTCTCAACAGCTCTGGTCTTGATTTTAAACAACGATCAATGATTGTGAACAGATACCTCAAGCCACTTGAAAACAGAAACCAACTTAAAGGCAAGGAAGTTCAAAAGCTACTACAACAAATAAAAAGAGACATTAAAACAAAACAAAGATCAGATAAGGTTGGTGTTATAGACGAGTCAGAGGTTTTAAAACAAATGCAAGATATACTCAAGAACAACACCTCTGGAATTAAACAACTTAATCAGGTAGACAATGCCTACCAACAAATCCAAACACTAGGAGATGCTGCAATTAAATCAGCAGACGATCTTTATACTCCAGCACAGCTGAGATCAGCAATCAAGGGCGCAGATCAATCGAGAGGTAAAATACAATTCAAAAGAGGTGATGCAAAATTACAAGATTTCTCTGAAACAGCACAAGATGTATTAGGAAGAATGTTGCCTGACAGTGGAACAGCAACCAGAGGAATTGCTGGTTATGGATTACTAGGTGGAACAGGAGCAGTAGGCGGCACACCAGGGTCGGCGGCGTTGGCAATGTATTTGGCTCTTTTACAAAACCCTTATACTAATATTGCATTAAGAGAGGGAATTGATTTAGCAAGTCAGGGCGCACAAAAAACAATACCCTATGCAAGCGGTCAGGCAAGTGGGCTGATCGGATACTAGATAAACCAAGCAACAAACTAAAGCCACCAGCGCCCGTCTAATCGATTCTTTTGCACCTAGCTATACCCTAGCATACCCCTAAAAAGCCTATCTTATACGAGAAACGTAAAGATCATATCGAACACCAGGTAGGCAAAACAAACCCTAAACAAGCCCCTATAATAGATGACCTGTTGCTCAAGGATTTCTATGTTTTTAAGTTGGGTCTTGTTCAAATTCTTCCAATATAGAGAGTATTTTTGTATAGCCTTTGATGTCTAATAATGTGTCGCCATCACCTGGCAGATTGTTATACCTGATCGTTTTAAACATCAGCATCATGGCAACAGCCTGATAAGGCTGGATGTCATCATCTAGGATTTCACCTAGAATTGCAGACCAGGCTTTTGATACTTGCCGAAAAAACTTTGCTGGGTGGCCGTATTTTAATCCTTTGGTATGAATTAACTCATCAATAAAGAACTCATTGTCTTTCATGGTTTGGGAAAAACATTGGTCACAAGGCATTGGTAATTACACAGCCTCATCACGCTTTAATAGTTCTTGAGTCAGTTTGTCGCTTAAAAGATTTTGAGACAACACAGCACATTGACGAGCTATACTATTAAGATGGTTTTCATCTAGAGTTTTAAGAGCAGATTGAACATTCTTAATGTCTTTAACAATATTGCTCTCCTCCTCGTTTAAATCATCTTCTGATATTTCTATTTCATCCCCTTTTATGTTGGTATATTTAATTGCCGGGGCTTCTTCTTCGGTTTTTACTTCATCAGTCATTTTGTTTCCTTTTAGTTGATTGAGTTAAAAATTTCATTGCCAACATCTTTTGCGTTCTTAACTGATGTGTGCAACATAACATGGGTATATCTAGCTGTAGATTTAATATCTTTATGGCCTAACAAATTACCAATCTCAGGCAAAGATATTTTCTTGGTGCTTAATGCCATTGTCGCAAAGGAGTGGCGTAAGTCATGGAGCCTTAAATCAGAACAACCGGTTGTCTTTCGTATTGAATACCAAAGCCTTTTTGGGGTGCTAATGCCAAGTATTCTAACATGATCTTTTTTTCTTTCTAGTTTATTAATAACCGTCATTGCTTGAGAGTTTAAGTGAATTACCCTGGCATCATCTTTATCATCGGTTTTATGTTCTTGAAGGGTAATCATGTTGTCTTTTAAATCGCCCCAGGTTGCCTTTCTAATCTCTGAAACCCGACAGCCTGTATAGATTAAAAGTTTTATAAAGCTCACCGATGCCTGGTTTCTTGGGTTCTTCTCTTTCTCCTTTAGAGCATCAAAGATACGCTTTAATTCATCGTGGCTGTAATAGCGTTTGCGCTCTGTTTCCCTGTTCCTTTTAATGTTACACACATTGTGTTCGAGCAATTCATTTTCAATAGCCAGGTTTAACACCGCGTTAATAATAGACAAACAGCGATTGGCAACATCAGGGGCGCGATCTGTTATTTTGTTAAACAGGTTAAGCACATCGAGTCTTTTAATTTCTTTGATCTTTTTACGGCCCAAGGTTCTTCTAACGTCTTTGTCATAAAACCTTTTGGTTTCATCTATTGTTTTTTTGTTGCGTCTTTTTAAGTCCTTTAAATAAAGACCAAATAGTTTGTTTAAAGTTATATCCATTGTTTTCTCCTGTTATTTAATACTCATAATCATCAAATCTAATCAATGCCCAGGCGGGTAAACCTAAACAAAGAATCATTGCTATAAACCGCCCAACAGGAGTGTTTAAAACGTCAACGATTATGCTAATTAACTCGTTCATTTATCACCT